AAGAAACTTTGTTAGGTTGATTCTTACTTTCAATTCTCTTGTTTTGATGGAGAAAAGAAACTGGTTTTGTTTCCTCTGTTTCAAATGGATGAATATTTAAAAAATCTTCCATCTCTTTATACACTTTTGGTTTTTTAATATCACAAAGTAAATAACTTTTCAAATTATTATCAAAAAAATCATATAACTTATTCTTCATTATAAACCCATAACACTTTTTGTAAGGATCAGGGCAATATATCTTTTTATCCCCTTGTTTCCTCCTTACTTCTCTACAGGTTAAATAACAATACAGGTTATCGCCATATAGGAGTTGTTCAATTAATACATCTGTTTTAAAAGATTTATCAAATTTTATATTTTGGTATTGTTTACATAACCAAAATGGTAATGTAAATATTTTTTCTTTCCCTACAAATATTGTAAGATAATTTCTTTTTATGGTGGATACGAAGTGACTGAAATCCATTTTTATATCATTACCAGATGAATAAATATTTTTTGTTTTGAAGACAGGTAGATAATATTCTTTTGGATCATAATCTTTGTAGTAAACAGAAAATAACGATCCATCCTTCATTTGATATAAATGAGTAATCCTTTCTTTCTCAGCAAAATCAAAGAAAGATTTATTGTTTTCAAACGGTAAGGTAATTAACTTGATATTGTTCACGTACATCATTTTATTCATATCATAATCCTTTATTTGTTGATAAATCTTTAAAACAATGTTGTACAACAGAAACAAAGTTCTACCACCAATTTTATTAGCTAATAATAGAATTGGTCCATCAGTGTCAAGCTGAATAAATTTGTTTGTCTTTTTGAAATGAGTAAAAAACCCATCACTATAACCCATATACCTATTCCCAATAAAGACACTTCTAGTTTCCCATCTATATGTGTAATTATATAGTTTATTTGTTATTGTAGCTAATAGTTCATTATCACCTAACAACTCTGCTTTTAAATAAGCAGCACATTTCTGTATATACTCATCAACTTCAAATCTATCAACATAATTACTACTGAAGTTTTTCAGAACACCAATGTAATCACAGAATTCATTTTTTTCGGCATTTATCTCAAAGGAAAAACAATTGAAAAAAGATTTTATTTGGTTATTTGTATAATTTAACTTGATATTTAGATAAGTGTACCACAATGTTAAGTTTTCTATTGATTGTTGATATGTATCAACTGTTGTTTTATGGCCTCTAGTATACAAGGTTTTGTTTGTATATGGGTCAATTACAGTCAGCAGTTTTGTGATGATAACATTACAAATAGTGTGTGGATAAAGATTATTACACAATAAATCCATAACAACATCTATCAATTGTCTTGATTGCCTGTTATAACCAATCATAACAATTGGTTTGTATTTGGCTACTGACAAATCATTATAAACGGCCAAAACATCCATAGGATTTTTTGATTGCAAAACACTTGAAGGTATTCTCTCTTTTATTCTAGCAACATCTTTAACTAAAGACATTTCATTTATTATTGATCTACTATCCAATAAAAAATCTGGTTTGTTAAATATATATTGAACAATAACTTCTGGTGAATTAGTAATTGGTAAACTGGTTATTTTAGGAGGTGTTTTAGTTGCTATCTGTATGATTTCACCTTTCTTTGGTCTTCTTCTTGTAATTCTTAGGGTATCTAACATTGTATACAAGGCCGAATAAGTAGGATCACATTTTGTCATTATTTTCTTTAATTGAACAATATCGTTTAAATTATTTAATTGTTCAGTTAATTTGTTGTCATTTTTAAACAATTTTTTATTTAATTTATCTATCAATTCTTTAATAGACAATAAATTTGTAAAAACATCAGAAACAACTTCCTCTAACGGGAGATACATTTTTATAATTTTATTTTTAACAAAACTAGACAATCTCATAGTCATTCTTGTTCTATTTGATTTAACATAGGCTTCAACAAAAGATCTATTGTAAAACATGCATTTTATCCATTTGATCAACAATTCTCTATCTTTTGGTTTTAGAAACCTATAAGATATATGATTATCCCAAAAATCTTTTATTTGATCACTATTCCAACCAAGCATTCTTCTCAACTTTCTAACAGATTCCTCATTGGATTCAAACAAATATTTTGGGTTGAATAAACTATAGGTATATTCATCATTTTCAACAGCATAACCTTCTTTTTCCTGGTTTTTTAAAGCCAAGTTATATAACAGAAGAAGCATTTTTTTTTCCCTACTGGTACCATATTCAAAAAGTCTATAATTATTACCATTTCCCCTACAAAATAAAGTGAACAATGGTAAAACATCTGGTATTCCATATAACTCTACAGGTGTATCAAGCATTTCAGTAAAAGAAAGCCAATTGTTTGTCATTTTGGGTAAGATAGAATAGGCAGAAGCAAGACAAATCATATGCCATCTTTGATAAAAGTATAAAAATGATTGATTACAACCAACCCTCATACATTCACCAATTCTAGAAAAGGCAGCATCACAATCTGTTTTGTAACCAATGCAAGGTAAGTTTGTGTTAACTTCTTTTGATTTTTTTATTTGAGGATATAACATTACACCATTAAATGATAATTGTGAAACAAATTCCATGAAAAAATTTTGAGAGTTTGTTTTTCTATCACTATCATTATAACCATGTAATCTCATCATTATTTTCTGGAGAACTCTAAATTGTTCAAAATCTTGTTCATCCTCATATAATACAATTAAAACATAATCATCTGAATGTTCCATATGTTCAATATATAACTTTTTATTTGGGAAGATTCTTTTCCAAATATGGTATGTATAATTTGTACAACAAACAGCTTTATAAGATGAAGCATAGTTGAACATACCTTGAAGAAAATTCTGTGTGCTTCTTATTTGAGCATTTTGATTTAGAGATGTATTAATTAAATAGTCTAATTTTTTTCTTAATTCAGAGTACTTCTGTTTGCTAGGCAAAATAACTTTATTATATATATCCATTGGGATCTGAATTTTTTTGTCAGACCATGAATTAAAAGTTGACAACAAAAGGTTATACATGTTG